CGTCGTTTTGCATAACGTGCGAACAGACGCCCATGCTGCTTGCCGCTAGGAGATACTAAAACCCAAGCCTCTGCCACACCAGGCCACATGATGTGCGCCCCGCCAACTGCAAGTATCTCATCGTCATCTTCAAGCGTAAACGCATCAATATTTGGATGCTCTACCAGATTGCAACGCCCCTCACGCGGAAGCTCATAGTCAAGTTGCACCTTGAATACATCATCAATTTTGAATGGACGCAGTTTAAGCATCGAAAGTGTTTGACCTCCGCATCACTGCCAATACTGTCATGGGCAGCGGCTGAGACTGCCTAATAAACACCCTTGCATCATTATCGTAGCCAGATGGGAAAGATATCTCCTTGTCACCATCAAACATTGGTATGGCCGTATCCATATCCATCGAACTATCGCGGAACGGCAAACGATCAAGATTGTTTTCAT